GATCACACTATGCAAGAAGGGAATCAATCCTGAAGCAGCATACACGATCCTCAAAATGGATGGAGATGAAAACATGAGCAATACAGAAGTGCTAAACGAAATAAAGGCTGGACTTAGCGAAGTCCTCAAAGAATTGAACGAAGGCAAGGAAGAAAAATCCTACAAGAACATGACCTGCGAGGTCTGCAAAGCCTCGGATTGCAGCGGTTGTGAGAAAAAGTCGGCTGACGAAGACAATGCCCTCGCCTACATCGACACCCTCGAAAAGTTCGTCCACGAATCGGGCGTCGATCTCAACTCCCTTCGAGATCATTTCGGATTGGAGAAAGCCTACCTCCCTGAGCAAGGTCAAGGTGGCTATTCCCACCGTGGTCAAGGCGACGAGGTAGGGTCTGGTGAAGATGCAACCGAACCTGCCTACCCAACTCTCCCCTCTCCTGGTGGCAACAACTATGTCATTAAGGGGCCAAGCGTTCCCAACATGAACATGAACGCACCTTCTGGCAACCAAAACGTCATCAAGTCCTTGACTCCTGAAACATTGGAAAAGGGCTATCGAACCTACGCTGCCCTTCGTGATGAAGAAGCAGTAAAGGGTCTTGTTGAGAAAGAATGGCAAGAGCGATACCAGGCTGAAACCGCTCGTGCTGTGGAACTCCGCAAGCAGAATGATGTCGGCCACCAAATCAACGCTCTTCGAGAAGAGATTTCAATGCTCAAGTCGGAGAATGACAACCTCCAAAAGAGTGCGACACCTGTGCCATCCACCCCCTCCACCTCCATCCGTGTACCAACTCACGATGAGTTTGCTCAAATGGGCAGCGACATCGATGGTTGGCGAGCCGCAGAAGCATTGGCAATGCGAGCCTTGCGTGGAGACTGAAACAATAGGAGATGATGAAACATGACCCAAGGATATATCCGAACAATCGAAGACATGGAACGCCTTTACTACGGCGCAGGTGCTGGATCAAACGCCTGGGCTTACAGCGGTACTGACCTGCTAAAAGCCGACTCCCCCCTTATGTCCACCACGACTGGAACCTACAACGCCATCTTTGGCCGAAAGGTTTGGTCGCAACTCAACCAAGAGTTCAACGCCTTCTCGATCCTTCCCAAGAAGCCTTGGGAAAAGAGCGGATGGCGTGTCGTCGTTGGCAAGCCTGATGAAGCATCAGGTATTGCTGAGAACGGGACGCTCCCTGACTCCACCAAGCCAACTTTCGCTGAGGTCAGCACCAAGCCAAAGACTGTGGCTTCCAAGTTCGACCTCTCCGAGACTGCCATGTTCCTTGCTGACAAGGACGATGGTCTTGGCGATGCACGTGCTGTGATCAAGATGGAAATGTCGAAGTCCCACGCTGAGTCGATCAACAAGATGCTCCTTCGAGATGTCAACACCGTTGCTGGCAACTCCTTTGAGTCCATCGACCGTGCGACCTCTTCGTCCTTCGTCGAAACCTCTGCCTTTTCCGACATCAGCGCAGCCACCGTTCACAACCAATACAGCCTCACCCGAGACTCCTCTGGTGGATCTGCCCGTGAATGGTATGATGCAAACGTCGATGCGGGTACAAACAGCGCAGAACGCCCCCTCACTTTGAACATCCTCGATGGAATGTTCCGCAGCGTCTGGGAACGTGGTGGTCAGCCTAAAGTCATCCTCACAGGATACGACACCGTTGAGAAGATTCAACAACTCCTCCAGCCTCAACAGCGTTTCACCGAAATGAAGCGTGTTGCTCCAAGCGTCAATGGCGTTCAGGGTGTTCCAGGCATGGACGCTGGTTTTGTCGTCGCTACCTACAACGGCGTCCCAATCATCCCCTCGAAGGATGTTGTTGACGATGGCCTGTCCCGTCTTTACTTCATCGACACGGACTACACCTACTTCTGCACCGCCAAGCCAACACTTTACCACGAGTCTGGTATCGAAACGGGTGATCCTTTCGGCATCAACCGCCTCGGTCAAGTCGGGTTGTTCCACACGATGGGCGACCTATGGCAACTCTTCTATGGCGCACACGGTAAGATCCGAGATCTTAGTGCATGAAGAAAAAAAACATGGAGATGATGAAACATGGCAAACGCAAACATTACTGGAAATGGAACTGTGATCTTGAACACGCCCCTTTGGGCTGGTGTGGGCAACGATGACACCAACTGGCAACAGACCCCTTTGGGAACGAACACCGCTACTGGCACGATCAGCATGGCTATCGTCGAGGTCGAATTGACTGCATCCAACGCAGCAACCACCTACGACTTGGCTCTCGCCACCAACGCCGTGTCTGGCACGGAAGTCATTGCAGTCCTTGACGGATTCAATGCTACGACCGCTGCTGGCCGCATGGCTCAGGGCGACCACACCTCGACCCTGATCGAGTTCGCTGCCGACGCTGGCGTCGTTGCAGAAGACAAGTTCCGAATTGCATTCTTGTACCGTTGAGGTGTTCCCTGATGGGATACACCATCACCTACACAGGTGGCAAACCGTACATTGAATACGACGTCAACGGCATCCG